AGGATCTACCATACTGATACAATCTGTTTTAGATGTTACTAGAGGTAGGATATCTTTAAAGACATTCTCACGTTTCTCCGAGTCATATATGTGTACAATCTCTTTAAACGTTTTATATGATATATTGTTTGTATGACGATCTTGGAATACTTCGAAGGCTTTCTCATAATCATTTGGCCATCCGAATCGACAATGTTCGAAATTACCTTCCCAACTGATATTACCATCTTCTTTAAGAGTAAAGTAATAAGCATCTCCGTATCGATTGATAAATTTAACTTTTTTCATATCTATTGTGTTTAGCATTGTCCTGAGATTATAGCGTTAAACCATAGCGCTGCTGTAACTAATACTATCGCGCCTACTAATACTCCAATTGCTTGTAATGCTTCTTTATCTGTCTTATGCATAACTTATTTATTTATAATTTTATAATCTACTTTTCTACCACAATCACTATCATGATCTTCCCAATTTAGGACAAGCTCAAAACAGTGTCCTAAAACTTCGTTAATTTCAACAATCTGCTCAAAGTATAATTCTTTCCAGTAACCAAACCTTAACGTAATAAAAGAATCTACATTTCTACTAACTTCACCATTTACCATGGTAAATTCATCTATAGTACCTTCTGTACCTACTTCAACATCGCACTCTGCGATCTCTTGTATTTTAACTAATTTATCTAAATCTATTCTGTACATAATGTGTGTGTGTTTAACAGTTCTTGAATTTCTTATACTTAAATATACGAAGAGTTTTTCGGGGAGGCAACTATTTTACTAGTTATTTTTCATTTTAATTATATTATCAATACTACTTATCACTCTCGAGGGTGTGATAGTTTTAGTGCACTCAAACATCCTCTCAGTATTTTTGTGATCAGGACACCACTCCCAATCTCCTGCATCTAATCTAACTCTGTTAAAACATCCGCTGCATATATCACTATCTGTAGGGATTATTCTTTCGCAGTCAGAAAATTCAGAATAAGGTTTACTGAATCCTGATATTAGTATAGTTGGAGTATCTAGTGACCATGATAACCAGCTTAATCCACTTCCTAATCCTATAAAAAATTCAGCATGTCTAATATCATTAACTCTATCCGCTATTGAGTAGTTTCCTGTTTTATCAATAACACCTTTTAGTGTTCCGCCTAATTTAGAATCATGCCAAGCATCTCCTAACGGCTCATGTGTTATCATTACAACTTTATATCCCTTAGCGTTTAGATAATCAATTACTGCTTGCCACCCACCAGGGCGATTCCAGTACTTTGCATGTGCAGATGCGTGAGGAGCTATACATACATACTTACCCTCTATCATAGGAGATCTTTTAGGAAACGATAAGCGAGGTTTTACTTCTTTAAAATCAATACCTAATATATCACATGCTGCTTGTGATAATGGATATACTCTAAAATCTTTAGAGTGCTCATCATAATTAACAGTGTCATCATCATTATATTTTAACCCTATACTATATCGAGCATATACATTATCTACCTCCGTACCTGGTTCTACGAATTCAAACTCTGGATACTCTTCTTCAAACCACTCGTTATGAAAGGTTGATGTAATAATTTTACATTGATGTTTTTTAGCAAATCGCTCAACATGTGGAAACCATGATAGAGTATCACCTATAGCAGTGGAATTTAAATGAATATGTACTCTTCGATTTTTTAAATTTAACTGATGTAGGTGGACTAGTTTATTAGTTTTCAAATCTATTACTTTTATTATCCAGTCTACGTAATAAGTCTTACTGCTTTTAGCCCACATATTAGTTTTAATTATAGTACTAAACCGTAGATCACCTGTTGATTTATCAATAAATTCAACTCTATAATCCCTAATAGTATTCCCTACAATATTAACTACAGGGCTATCAGTGTAAGTTACAGTAACTGTATTAGTGTTCTCAGGCTCTTTATAATTTTCCACAAAATCTACAAGAGTAGCCTTACCAATTTCAGCAACTCTATCCCAATTGAAGTCACGGTGGATAATTTTAGCTTCTTCTAAAGCTCGTTGTTTATGGCTTGTATAGTTTTCAAAGGCATCCCTCATTACTGTAGCTAAATCATCAAAATCTGGTTCAGGATATTCACCTAGTCCTGCATTTTTTCCTAAAAAGCTACCATATGAAATATTACTAGCTTCGGCATATCCAGATATTTTTACAGGTAGCCCTTTACCTTTAGCAAACTCCATTTGACCAGAATCTGCAGAATATATAGATGGTGTTCCACAAGCCATAGCTTCAATTAAAGGTAAATTCCAACCCTCACCGCGAGCACAAGATAAAAATACATGACCGTTTTTTAAATATGTAACATAGTCTTTACGTGATGGAAAATGTTTAATTTTAATTCGATCATCTACTAAGTTATAGTGTTTTAACCTCTCTTCTGTAGTTTTAAATCCGTCCATTTGCTCTCCCCACGGATTATCAATTGAGATTATTAAATCTACAGGCTCTTCAGAAGTAAACTCCCTTAGAAAGGTTTCAATAATTTCTTTAGTTGATTTTCTATAATCCCATCTACCAAACAATACGAACTTAAAGCGATCATCTACATAATCCAATACTGCTTTAGGTTCTTCAGGAAAGAATACTTTAGTATCTACCCCTTCAGGTACCACTTTTACTTTAGCTGGATCTGCACCTTGATTTATAGTACAGCGTGCTTGCCACTGTGACGGTACCCATATCTGATCGAATTCTTTTAACTTATCAAAGAACTCTTGTGGCTGTAACGTAGCTTCCCATACATTATATGCGATTTTAGGACCTATATAATCTTTATAAAATAAGTGACTGTTTGTCTCACTTAACACTAAGTTAACATTATGTGTAAAATCGTTTTTATGATTAGTATATATGGGTTCAATTATCCATGAGTCTGCAGATCGTAGCGTTTGATTTACTAGTAGTTTTTTATCTGTACCTGTAATATATGATTCATTATTGTGAGGTTCATCTTCCATATGCTCCCAAGATGCACCTACTGTACTGTTGTTCACCTTTACATCAATTATTTCTGATAAGGGGTTTAAGAAGTTTCTAGCGTGTTGATTATATCCAGTTGTTCCAATATACGGGGTATGAGCATATAGTCTTGGAATTTTCATACTATCTCTGTTATCTATATAAATTATAGCTTCTTTATAATATTCTAAAAAATGATCATTCCATAAATCCCATGTAATATCTACACCATCAACTGAGCGTACTGTATAATGTTTAAACTTTTTTAAGATAGTATCTCTAAATTTTCTAAATTTCTCTTTATCGTCAGGAGAGCTAAAATGCCACTCCCCTACTATCTTTTTAACATTTTTTCTTACCCAAGGTAAATTTTCAGTTGAGAAAATATCATACTCTCCTCCTTCACAGTCAGTCTTCAAAAAATCAATTTTAGTTATGTTATATTCTTTGATAATGTCTTTAAATGGTTTCGCTTTTGCTACTACTGCTTTGTTAATATCGTTTCCAGCAATCCCAAATGTTTCATGGATTTCAAAATCCTCATCACCTATCCCATAAGGTATAGCTGTAAAAGGCATACCTTTAAGATTACTTTTCAATACCTGTAGTTGATAGGGTGAAGGCTCAATACAATAGATATGTTTATAATTTTTATCTTTTATAGAATAACCAAAAATCCCTATACTTGCGCCAATATCGAATACAATATCTCCTGCTTCAACATCAAACTTATGTAAGTACACATTTTCATCACTGAAAATTTCTTCACCTATATATTCGCGGAACCACTTACTACTTTTACCCCAATTAAATTTTTCTAAATTAACTTTATCCATAACCTTTATATACCCATAACTTTCTTACACTATTAAGTGTACGCATTTAACTATTTCAATAACTTTTCTTAACTTTTATGTAAATTATTTCATCGACTTCTGTATCGATACGACGAAGACCTTCATCGTTGGTAAGCATAATACAATCTCTATAGCCTTCCCAATCTAGCTGAAATGTAGTATCTAAAACTCCATTGTTATGTGCTTGGATTAAGTGATTGAGAGCATTGATTGTATATAATGTATTTGTGTATTTTTTACGGTGGAGAGATATTGTATCTTTAAGTATAGAATAATCTTGATTACGTTCAATATTATAAGTACATAATCGTTCATAATGACTATCTACATTTTTTAATACAAATATCTTATTATAGAGAATATCGTAACTATCTACTATCTGATCTATAGTTTTACGCATAGATTTATCTGTTGTGAATGTGCATAGTAATTGTGTTCTCATTAATCAACACCTAATTTTCTTCGCTCTTTTTTAGAGATTTCTGGTTCAGGTGGATACTCTTCTTTATTTGCACCATAAAGCGCTTTTCCAAAATCTTTTGCTATTTGAAATTCTAACCCAACACTGGATGCATAGCCTTGACCTTTCTGTCTAACCTTCACTTCTGCGATCGGTACTGCTGTTGCAGGTGGACCTTGTGATGAATACACAAGGAAATTATTACCATCCTCATCTTCTTTCATAGTCAATCCTGCTTTAAATTCACCATATGAATCAATACCAAATACTCTTTTTAATGTTTTAGGGTCTGCAGAAAGCCCACCTATTGCCATTGATTCCTCTCCTTCGAATAGAGCTTTCATTGGTAATTTTTCTGCTAAAGCATTTAAGCACCCTTCTTTAGCTTCTTCATCTTCAACTAAGAATTGAATTGTGTCGTTTTGATATCTTTTTATAGAGCCTTCAGGGAATTTTCCATCCTCCCCTTTTTCATATCCAATGTGATTATTTAAGAATTCAAATGCAGTAGTTTTTTCAGTATTTCCTTCAGAAATTTCTTTTGCTCTTTGACATGCTGCATGCATAATGAGATATTTTTTGAATCTTGATTTATCACTAGTTCCAAATGTTTGTTTAAATCGCAGTTCATCAATAGGAGGTGGTACTGGCATTGATTCTAGTTTAGTGATAATATCCTCTGCTTTTTTCTCAAGCCTATACCCTTTTTTAGCATCTCCAGAAACAACTCCGAGAGCTTGTAATGTCTGCCTAAGTTCTTTATTTTGCATAACCTCTGGAGATGTTAAAGCTTGTTTATCTACCTGTAGTGTTTGAGCTCCCATACCATACTTCTTCGGTCTCTCTAGTTCACCTTTTTTATATTCTTCTATATCTGCAGATTTCGGAACATTCGATGCCCACTCTTTAATAGCAGTTACTACTCCATTAAAGATATTTGCTGTTGTATCTTTTTTAAGTGAGATTTCATCTAATACAGGCTTACCAGTTACTCTTACTTTAACATACATGTCTGATGAAAACCCTTTATTTGCAGTATAATTATCGTTACCTAAAGCTTGAAATTCACCTGGTACATCCCATGCACTTGCTTCAACTTCCCAATTACCTTTACCAAATTTAGAATCATATCTCTTTACTGTAACGTTTCTTACATACTTTACTGATTCTAACCAATCTTGTGTGACAACACCTTTACTACCTTTAGGATATTTCGAGACTTGCTCTTCGAGTTTTGATATGAATCCATCAAACTCGTCATCATCCATTCCTATTGCAGCCATTGTAATTATTTCACCTGCTTGAGATTGTATCTGACCTGCACCAACACCACTCATGTAATCAGTTATCTTCTGTTTTCCATGTGTAGAATTCATTAACCGAGCAATAACTGTTTGATATTTTTTTGGTATCTTACCAGATTTAAAATACTCATCTAAATCTTCAGACTTAAGCTCATCTTCACTATTTTCATAAATAGAATTTATAGGTCCGTTTTCAAACTCTTCATCATCTACACCTGTATCAGGATTAGTATACGTTTCGGAGTTTATAGTATCTGTATCTTTTAAGGATTTATCCTTTTCACTAAATTCACCTACATCGCCGTCCTCTTCACCTTTTTTATCTTCTGTATCTTCTTCACTTTCTTTTTCAGCTGCATCAGATCCAGGCTCAGGTGTAGTAAGCATTTTTTGCTTATAATCTCTACTATCTTCACCTGATTCTTCCTCACCCTCTAACTCTTTATACTTACCATCATCTGTCTTTTCATACTTTGTTGCATCATCATTATTCTCTTGACCAGCTTTAACATATATACCGTTCCCGATATGTGAGTACCTATCTTCTTTTTTTCCGTCCTCATCGGCTTCCACCAGTTGCGGATTATACACGCGTGTAACATATTCGGAGATAAATTGCTCAGAGCAACCGTATTGACGTAGAACATTCTCTAATACTTGTATATGAGTTCTGTTGTGAGGATCTGGACAACCATCGTTTACACGATATGCCCAATCTGCTAATGCTTTCTGTATAAAATATTTCATAATTTTCCTACTTATAAATATCAACCAAGCAGTTTAAAATCAAAAGCTTTCATATTTTTATAATCTCTACCAGTCTTACATTTAACTGGGAATTTCATTAGGTTTGAAATATCTTTCATTATATTAGCTTCGGATGGATGTAGATCGAATAGCATTGCATCATACGTATATAGTATTAGCTTAGTCTTTTTATCGTTTAAGAATGTGTGTATATCTTTTATAACGTTAATATTTTGCTCCGTCTCTACAGCCTGTATTGTATAATTAAATAATGTTTGTGGTTTTATATCACGTGATTTTAAATTATCTCTATAGATTTTACGTTTAAAAATTGGTGTTTGTACATAACCTTTACGCTTATAAATATCCCAAACTTCAAAAATATACTTCTTTATTTCACTGAAGAATGGTATATTCTCGAATTCTTTAGGAATCCCACCATATAGTATCTTAAACGTTATTGATTTTGATTCATTATATTCATCTTCTGTTAGTAGTTCTTTATCGAAATAGTACTTTCCTAAGTATGCGTGAATGGAAGTTTTCGGTAATTCGTAATCAATGATATTAGCAATCAATCTTAAGTGATATGCATCATAATCAAATTCAACTAATTTACCATCATCAAATCTACTAATATATCGCTCTCTCGTTTCATCATCCTTATTCAAAGCAGCGTAATTTATACCATTAAATGCATTACTAGGACGACCTGTAATAGACCACGGATTATACCTTGTATGCTCCAGTGTATTATCAGTTGTATATAACCCAGCAGATTCGATTTGCTTTAATTGGGGCAACATTACTTCATTATACTCTCTGAATCCAGGCTCTTTGCAGAGATGTAGTATAGGTAATATTATATCTTTAATTTTAGTACAATACTCTTTATGCTTAAGTAGTGGTATTATATCATTGATATTATCTAACTTCCAACACCGGTTGTAGTAATATGTATGTGCAGTTGTATATAGCTCTGATATCTTAATGCTTGTAGATGTTGAAAAGTAATACAGTGCATCTATGTTTACTGCATTCTGTATTCCACTACTGTACGTATATGTTAATCTGTCATTATTAATGAATGTCAGATCTGTGATGTTAAATACTTTATCGGAATGGTTTACTGGAATAATGAATTCTTTCTGCGTATCTATTATATAGATGTACAGTAGTGATACACGACTGAATACACGGTGCTTTTTGACATCACTGTATACCGGTATAACTATGGATTCAGAATCCATATACTGAGCTTTTAGCTCACATAAAATTTGATCGTTATCTACAATCATTCAAAACCTTTATTAATACTTAAATATAAGAAATACTTTCTAGCTAGACAACTTAAATGCCTCTAAATCGTAAAAGTATTCTCGAAAAGCTTTATGTAATTTTGCTGATAGTGATTTACCACCCTCACGTATATAGAATTCATTAACATCAGCTGTTGTTGGATTATCTTTAAATAACTCCTTCGGTACCTCAATACTATCTACTAATCTCCACTTAATACTTACATATGAATATAGATCGATAGGGAGTGAACTCTGTCTCCTACTAGCCTCTATATTACTAATTTCTACAATACCACCATCATATCTAATAATAAAATGACGACGGAAGAATCCCTTATTATATTCTTTTGCTCTAGGTACAGGGTAGTATGGTGTCACACCAGCATATGATTGATCTACTCTTTTATTTGAAATAGTAGAGTATGTCGCGCTATCTTCATTCTCACGTATAAATTGGTTGTATCTTTTCGCCCATTTTTCTAAATCTTCTGACATTATACTATTGCCTCCTCATTATTCCAGGATGGGTGACCTTTCGGGACATGACCATATATTTCCTGATTAGGCATATACTCCCAATGCCATGCTTCACCCTGTACTGTGCGCTTAAATCCAAACTTATGTGCATAATTCACCATCCACTTTTGCTCTTTTGGTACCTTCGAATTTATATCTATACCAGTACCGTTCTGGTGTTTTGACCATCCTGCTTGATTTGCTGGATTGAATTTTGGTGGTGTATGCCCACGTGCTACATAAGCTTTTCGACCTTTATATAAATAATCTTGCTTTTCAAACGATCTGAAGCTATCAGTTACTAATAGTGTTATACCAGCAGCATTTGCTTCTTTACACATTGCAATAAAGGAAGGGAATAATATTTCTGCAAAATACTCTTCAGCACTATTATTATCTAGAGTGTTAAATAATCCATTTGACTCACTTCCTTTTATTTTATAATACTGCTGCTCTGAACCTGGAACTCCGTTAACGTAAGGTATGTCTGTATGATTAAGGTATTGTGCAAACTCGTCTACTACTGGAGCTGCTTGCTCTTTTTGATCTTCCGTTGCAGTTACAGTTACCTCATCTGCTATAGCTTCCACAGGCTCTGGTATTTTAATCTCAACTGGTGCTAGTACGTTTGTCGGTCTCATTAATGTACTTATGCGTGTAACCCACCCACTAGTTGATATGTCTTGATCTACTGAAGTAGCTTGTAGTGCAACAATATCTTTGTACCTATTCGGTAACATTCCACCATCATCTACCGTCTTTAACATAATTGCATTACCCATATATATTCCAGATATACCATTTAATGTTAAGGATATATCTATCGGGATAGGTGGTCCATATGCAGGGTTATTGTTAGATGCATCTGATATAAATAGTTTTATAAAGTTGTTGGCAATCTTCGTTCCCTCTCTATATGCTTTACTTTTATCAAGTCCATGTAACACCTCGGTACGAGTCTTCTTTACTAATTCCCAATATCTTACATAGGTATTATCTCTCTCATTCTTCTCTCTAGCTTCCTTCGTTATACGTGACGTGCCATTAGCTTTGAAATTGGGTTTTAATCTATCACGAAGCCCTGTACCATATAATTTAAACATATTAAGATCAGTACCGGTGGTTGATGTTGCACCGCTAGATGCATAATAAGCTAATGCCTGAAGTTCACTTGGTAATTTAGTTTGTATTTTAACATCTTTACATATATTACTTGTACCGATACCAGAAAACTCGTAAACTGTATCTCCTTGATCTGAAGCTTCTCTAAATCCTTTATAGTCTCCCTTATGGTTTTCATCAATAATCATAACTTGCTGTAGAGCTGTATTAGTGATTACTTTAAACGACCATGGGCTTCCGCACGCTTCTGATACTTGTGATAGGATCTCCATTGCAAAGTCGTTAACACTGACTGCATCTTCAGCTGCCTCTCTAACTACGTTTATATTAACTAATATATTACGTATATATCCTTCGTAATAACTACCATCAACATTAAACTTATTATGGATATCTTGTAACGGCTCTGATCCAGGTAATGGTTCTGGTTCCGCTTCTGGGGTTGATATATGTGTTTCTTGGCCGGGTAGTATACAGACTCTAGGATCTAGTGATCTAATCCATTTATTATTAATTATCTTAACACTCTCATATGTAACATCATCTTCAGTAACATCTTGATCCTCCACGGGTGTTACCGGTACCGGGTGCATACTCATAAATTTTATTGCTAAAGTATTATCTTCCATGCGTGGCATAAATAATTCATTGATGATATATTCTTCAATAAATCTCCAGCTAACATATGTTTCACCATATACAGATATTCCCATCTCATTATCAGGATTACCTGTTTTATCAAATACTCTTTGAAAGGATTTTTCTCGAGTCCTATCAATAGATGTACCAATCCCTGGTGTACACGTCATTATAGGTACTTTAGATTTATTACCGTATAATGGAAATCTCACCTCTCCCCATGTTAGGTAGTCCTCATCATCATTAGTTGTAAAAGTTATTGAGTTTGCAATGTCAATCTCTGCTTCTTGTGCGAGATTAATGTTTGCAGATAGATCATCAGCTCTAGCTGTATATGCTGCATCTATTACACTCTGTAATTTTTCAGCAGGTGTTGCTCCGTACCAGAATCTAGTTACATTAGTATATATTTGCTTACCAGTATTATCAACAATTGATATACCTTTTGTCTCTACAGTTTTACCTTGCATGGTTTGTGCTTTATCCGTCTCAAACATAACTTGCTCAGGATCCTCTTCAATAATTCTCGCTTTAAGCTCGCCTGTGACATCTACATAAAACTCAATAAATCCTAAACTATTAGCGTTATCATCATATCTTAGCGTCAATAATCCATTTGGGGATGCTAATATTTGCGCTACAGTCGCATCATCAGTGTGTCCAGATAATACATCTACTGTAGCGTCTTTTACATTACTCTGTATAGCTTGTTTAGATTGTGCTGCTTCAATTGCAGAAGATTTTGTGTTTATTCTATAATAAATTATATCTACATCTGTTACAGGTGTTTCCTCAGCACTACCCTGATCTAATATATTACCACCTAATTTATAAGTGTTTGTAGGTATACCCAATGTTAAGCTATTCGGTGCAATTATATCAATCTGTATATCATATGAACCATCAGCTGCATTTGTCCAATTAAACTTAGTAACAACGCCTATTAATCCATCATATAACCCAGCATCATTCTGTGATCCATCACTAGTGTATTCAACTAGTAAGCTATTAATATCTAAAGTTTTTTTCAATATTTCTTCTTGAATTGCAGCTACACTTGAAAGTCTGTTACCCTCTTCTAATTCACCTAAAAATATCGGTTGTTGACTCTTTACCTCTGAGTGCCATCCCCACTCTAGTAGAATGCTAGATCCTGGCACCATATACATCATTTCTAGTTCATGTAAATCTGCTTCGTGATAGCATTTGATAGATAGTGTTGCTCGACGTATAGTACCTAAATCTCCTTTATTACTAACAGTTATACCAGTAATACCTGGAATAGGTGTATTTCTTAAATTACTTCGATACAATCCAGTACTCTTATCTGATAATCCTGATCTACCGAATTGCGTAACTTCTCCGGGTAGATTTAAATCTGTCCCTTTTTGTGAATATAAAACCCATTCTTGCCATCTAGGTACCGGTATCGTCATTTCATCTGGATCTACAGGTATAGTGAATGGTACAGATCTCATCCATGGAGTACGTGTAGTGATGTGCTTATATGATTCAGGATCTATACGGGCAAATCCCGCAGTCTCTACATCTAACGCTTTCTTAATATTAGGGTGGATTGAATCTAGTATTATCCCTCTATAACTTGACATTTACTACCTCAACTTTTGTATAAATTCAGATGTTTTACTCGGTATTCTTAATCTCACACCCGGTGGTACAAAGAATGTTCCTTTACCTATATCATTAGCTAATGCAATTATCCACCATAAGGAAGTATCTTTATAATAAGTGTTGGCTAAATTATCTAATCTCTGACCTGCTTTAATATAAATATATAGATCATCTTCATGACGTGGTATACTTCCTGGAAATATAGTTGTCTCACGGAAGCGTGAACCAGTATTATCACGCTTAATTTTACTATGTTTATATCTGCTCATACTAATATCCCGATTTAATCTCTGTGTCAGTTTTAGATCTAAACGCTGATGCAGCTGAGGTTGGTATTTCATCATGCAGCACTGTGAATGACATGTTTATGTTTAACCCTTTTGGAACGATATATCGATCATCAGAGGTTCCTGGAAGGAGAGGTGTTTCTAAGGCAATAAACCTATGAACTGCATGTAAGGTGTCACTAGGATGGTTTCTATCTGGATCATTAATTTCCCATGCTAGCTCTTCAATAGGGGTTACAGTTAGCGCTGTCATTATTACCTGCTCACGTAGATAATCACCAATTACTAACCTAGTTAATGGTGCAGACATTCTAGTAGGTGCAAGAGGGGCATCTGGTATCGGTCGAGTTAATTCATATAGTTTATTAACACGTTGATACATATCCCGTAACTGACGGTGGCTTATTGCGTACACTTTTAAGTCAAACGATACTGTTCTATCTACACCACTGTATGAGTATACTTGATCTGGTCTACCTGCGTAGCTTGCTCCCGTCCATGTAGGAGTTGATGTATCTGTTAAGCTACCTATAGCTCCTCTAAATTGATACTTTCCAATTCTAACAGGGACTAGATCTTCATACTGACCTGCTTCTGGTGCACCATCCACGTCTGTAGGGAATTGCTTATCAATTAAGTAATTGTAATCGAGTCCATACCTCTGCTGTAGATTGCTTTTAGATGGTAGCCCTGTCATCTGATCTTGCTCTGCATATGTACTACTACCTAGTGTAGCTCTGTTAACAATGTTAGAAGCAAGGATGCCAGCTGGTAAGGATGATATTATTGGTGCTACAGCATCGAGAGCTGCATGTACTGCTTTACCACCTTTTGGTCTAAATAAATTAGTTTTATAATTGTATGCGTTCAGTAAAGCTGATTTAGCAGTATAAGCAAGTCCAGGTCCTTTACTATAATCTTGTCTAATCATCTCACCTTGAGTTCTTAACTCAGATTTAGGAACACCTGATATTTTTCTATATAAGTCTTGTACTGCTGTTTTTAATTTCAATGCCATATCTTACCCCATTCCTATCGGTATACGCTCTAAAGCCATTACTTCTGATAATTGTGTGCCTGATACATTTAATACTCTTTGCTGTGATAGTAGATATATAATTTTATCAAGCTTTTCACCCATCCCTGACCCACCTCCGCTTCCACCGAGATTAGTACCTGCTATAATAGAGTCATCTTTATCTAATTGTATTGAGCCTTTTGGACCAGATACTACCATACCACCGTCGGATCCAATTACACCATCCTTCATATTAGATGATTTTGCTGAACTGCTTGCTCTGTTCATATATGCAACACCTGTTCCAACTGCAGCTAAGGTTGCTAGCATCCCAATACCCACTGTCAATGCAGACATTGATGTCAACTCCGCAATAGCTTTTACACTCGCGATTGCTGCTATGGTACCTTGTACAATTTGAATACTCATCAGAATACCTTTCATTACTTTCTGATTTTGCACCTGTGCTGCTAGTGATTCTTGAATATTCTTCTGTGCGTTTTCATTAGCTTCATCAGCAGTTGTTGCATCGAGCTTAGCTTGTAGTGCAGTAGCAAGGCTTTCATTACCTGTCGCTAGTGCTTCATTAGCAGCTTCTTGCAAGGCTACATTATCATTTCCTACTGCTGCTATTGCTTGAGCTGTCTGGAGCTTTGTTACATCCATACCTACAGCTTCATTTAAGACCTTATTACCTATTACACCTAAGTTATTTATATCTCCAACCTGAGATGTAACCTCTTTTAACGCTTCCGCATGCTTACCTTCTAAAACCAGGGCTCTTGCTTTATCAAAATTAGCGTTCTTACCGGTTATCACGTTAAACTTCATTTGAGACTCAATTGATCCCTCAATATCCAATAGCTTATTAGCTATATTCATAGCATCGTTTAACTCAAATCCCATTTTTCTAGTTTCGATAGCAGTACGAATCATATTTTTCATACCTTGACCAGAGAAGTTAGCGAATGCTTGCCCTGAGCTTGCTATATCTTTCATCGCTTTACCAAACTTAACATCATTAGCATCTGCTAGATTTTTAGCTAATACTAAAGTAGCTTTTGCTGACTCCGCTGACGCGCCGTCAACTGTTTGCATAAGACCGGTTAATTTTGCAGCTTCTGAGCGAGATATATTTAATTTATTTGCAGTGATTGATAGTGCTGTTGCTTGCTTTTCAGTGTACATGGTACTGGAGCGGAGTACATTATCCATCTCATTCATAGTATCTAGTATCTGCGCGCGAGTGGTATCAACAACTAAGCCATCTTTCAGCTCTTTCGCGATTGCTTTATTAATTTTTTGAGCTTTATTTAATGTTACAGCCATTGTATTAGCAGTATCGCGCTGCGTTTTACCTATAAAGGTTATAGCACTCTTCATTTTTTCAGTGATAGCTAATATACTACCAGCTGAAGTAAGCTGCTTAATTAGCGATTTTTCTTGAGCTCCATCTTCTTTTGTGATGCCCTCTTCGAGATTTAATACTTTACCTTGGATTTTAGCTATGCGCAGATATGCATTCTCAAGAGTCTTTGCCTTCTTATTAATGTCTTCAGCTGACTTACCTTGCTTAACATACAGGTCCAGGATAGATTCATGCTTTTTTATAAGCTGCTCTGTCCTCGTCTCCTGTTGCTTTAACGCACTTAAATCTGCTTTGTTATCCTGCTTAGCCATTAGAGATTAATCCTGCTCTAGTTCACGATTAAGTTGTTCAAGTTCTGCTGTTATCTGTTTTATGCTTTGCTGTATTTTTGGATTTTGTAATGCTTTCTTTTTTGCAATAGATTTTACACCCTTTTTAGCGAAAAAAAGACCAAGCATTGCAACAACGATTTTCTGTAAATTCATAATACTCCTGTTCTCAGTTATATATTATAAATATCAGAATTCTACCTTTTACGGGCGTTTCTCTTTACTTCTTTATTTTGTTTTTGAATAATCTCGTGTTTTTCTTGAACAGTATCGGTCAAGCATTTGATATGGAACCTACGTAGCCATATAGGCATATTGTATACATCAGAGAATGTATACCCCCCTCCACCATTATATACAAGAAAGAATATCTCTCTATGTACTATGGGCTTATAGTTAAGCCCCAGGCCAAAAAAAGTCCAGTCCAATGGGTAACATGACTCTACCATTAAAGTTAAACTCATCGTTCTTAACGTGTACAGTTAGATCGATATCGGGACTCATATTTAATATATGAGTTCGTAGTTTCAGTGAGTCTCTAGCTATTAATTGATTGTTTATAAAGCTATCGATATGTGCTCTATCTACGTTACCATCAATAGATGTGATCTGGTGCTGTAATCGAGTAGTAACGCTTTTTGAATGGCCGCGAAGTGATTGCTTCTCTAGTTGAGCAGCTATCATAACCTCTTCACTACCTGTTAATAATTTGAATTTTAGGATCTGGCCACCTACCGGTAATGTATATTCAAACTCATTTGAATTACTGTATAGTGATTCATCTAAAAGCTCATTACCTATCTCCGTTAAATCAACGGTATGTGGGAAAGATTCTTCAGTTCCTGGAATACTTACATTGATGTCATATTCTGGACCGTATCCTAATACGCGGGCAGCAATCATTATAGCATTCTTATCACCTAATAATAAATCAGCATAACGTATAGGTTGACCTTCACCGTTACTCACAATAAGAGCTTCAAACAGCATATCCAACGCTTTTCCTTGCTTAATGAGAGTTGGATTTGTTAAAATATCCTCTTCTCTAGCTGTCATATATTTCATTTCAACTTTACCCGTTGATAACGGATTATCTTTTGAATATACTAACCCTTTACTTGGTAGATCTACTATTTCAGTAGGAAAATCAAAATTACCTGCTGCAGCTGTACGTGCAATTGCTTGTTGTTTTATATCTTTATTAGAAACATCACCTGGGTAATCTGTATCTATAACTTGTCCTGACATTATGTAACTCCTTTATTGTAATTAATGTATATATAAATATATACAAACCAAAAAAGTCCCGATTTCTCAGGACTCTTTTTATATATACTACATTATTAAAATTCTAATACTGCATAATCGTATTTCAATGTTAAACTAATCTCTATTGGTTGATCATTAGACCAATCTAATTCACCCATTTCAGTTGACAATGGAAATGCTCCTTTAAGAACCCATCTTTCTCTAATATCACCTGCAGGCCCTAAAACCTCGATAGTGACCTCTTCTTTATAGAAATCCGGATATCCAGCTTTTCCTGTTGCAGATTCGTATCCTTTACGAACCCACTCCATTACATGCTGTGCACCAGATGGTACGATTGGATCCCATAAGGTCATAGTCACATCATTCCAATCTGCTTTTCCTTGCAGCTTTCGCTTTGTATTAATGTGATCAATTACAACCTCACCGAATGTCACACTAGGGCGAGTTACCTTCTTACAGATGAATGATGGTATATCTCCAACTGACATTACAAACCGATTTGATACTTTCGGTGTGAATGAGTTGAACATCAATTGTTGTGCGCTAATAGTCTCTGCCATTATATTGTTCTCCTATTTATAATAAATATCTTATTCACCAAAAGTTGCACCGGTTGGCATAACATTAAAGTCGACTACAATGAATTCCGCTGCTTTTGCTGGCTGAATGTATATATCTCCCTTCATGATGTTTCTATCAATGATATCAGGTGTGTTATTCGTGTCATCCATTACAACTTTAAACGCATATAATCCGTTATTCTGCTGTACTCTTTCCATATACGGAACAACAGTTGATAAGAATCTATTTCTAGTTTCATTTGTATTATTTTCGAATACAAGATACTTACTAGTAGATGCAATGAACTTTTTAAGGTTAATTAATAATCTTCGTACATTTACTCTATCTAATGCAGAAGACTTCTTTTGTAAAGTCTTTTGACCCCATACTACAACTCCTTGTCCTGGGAATGTTGCTAATGGGTTGATACGTCCTGAGTATAGAGTGTCTCGATTTGTATGAGTTAATTTACGTTCAGCTCTAACTGCTACATCAACTCCACCTCTATTTAACCCAGCAGGTGCATACCATTCATGTGCAACTTTATCGTTAAATGCAAGTACACCTGGTAATACAGATCCAGCTGGAACCCATATAAGCTTATTTAGCTGATTGTCAGGTATCTGAACCCATGGCCAGTACATCGCTGCATAGCTTGAGTTATAATCTGCTGCTTCACCAACTGCAGTTGCAATTGATGATCCATACCCTACAGGATCTATTACTGCAAAACAGTCACCTCTAGCTTCAGCAACTTTCACTGCTTTATCTACGATAGGTGAGTGCATGTTTTGATTAGCTCCTGGAATTAATATCATATTAATATCGTATTCATCTTGATTTGCAAGTAAATTTAATGCTTGTGTATAAGACGATCCACCGTTTGCATTATCTGCAGAACTTAAATCGTATCCTTGACAGTTACCCTCTACTATATTTTCATAGAATTTTGCTGGTCCAAGAATATTACCATCTGCACCGCCTAGGAATGAACCTGATCCAGCTGTTGGTAATGATTGTGATGCAGCTGCTACTCTAACATCTCCATTCTCATCTAAATAATCGACAGTTTGTTTAAGAACTTCAACACGAATATACCGTGATTTATTTGAGTATGATCCTGATAATTGTAAGTATGGATCAGCTGTGGTACCACGTACTGTGTACACCATATCACCGATAACTTTACTAATATAGTTTGTTGCATTTGGATCTAATGATAGGTTACTCCATGTTTCAAGAGGTATCTTAGCTACACTACTATCATTACCACGTCTTACAACTAGATTAAATGTACCTGTGTTATTGTCTACATTTGTAACTTCCCATCTAATGTTATCTTTCGAGCCACTCTCTAGTACATTGTTAGTACCTTCTGATGCTTGATAATTATTCAGATTATCACCTTCTGATAACGTTCTTACTTTAAATGCTGTTTCTGTTGCTCCATTAGTACCATTTGCAAATGATATTAAATCTGTAGTAATAGTACCAGAACCAGTTTCAATTGAAATTGTTTGAACTCCATTATCTGTTGCTGTAAATTCTACTTGTCCTGCTCCAGATACAGCGGTTAATGCTAGTGCAGCTACAGTGTTTACTTTAGTTACAAAGTTAGTAACAGCTGCTCCTACGGTAGAGCCTGTTTGATAATAAAATATCGGAGACTCATCTACTGGTACTGAAACTTGATCACTTGCTATGAAACGATACTCTACACTACCTTGTGTTATCTGTATCTCACTTCCATCTGCTGCAAATGGATTGGCTGCGTCTACAGATGCTGTAAATGCTCCTGATGCTGCTGTACCTGTACTCGGTGTCTCACCAGTAGCTACAGAACTAGAAGCATGGCTAAACCCATCTCCTGCAATTCTAACTACAGTTAATGGTCCACCGTTCTTAAGATATTGTTCCGCTGTATGGGATGTTAAATATTGTTGGTAGTCACTACCACTTTTGAACGTATTTCCAAATAGATCTACGTATTGTGCATATGATGTAACCTGCGTAGGGATACCTACAGGTCCTTTAACTGTTGGACCTACAATTGCTGCACCAATCTCACCAACTCCTTGTGGTAAGAATGATAAGTCATTTTCACGCGTAAATACGCCGGGACTTATAATTTTTTCAGCCATGTACTTTCTCCTAATATTGCAATATGAGTAAAATTATTCGTATATAAATATATGAATAAAAGTGCAAAAACTACTTTACCAAGAGTAATTATGTAAATTACATTATTGCAAGAGATGCAGTGAATACAGAATCATCTGCAATTGTTGATGCACCAGTATTCCAGAAATTTAATGAAGCTGTTTTAGCTGACACCACATTAGCGGTAACAATAGATCCTGTTATTATAGCTCCTGATCCTCCAATTACGTTAGCTAATATCACTGAATTTGCAATAATCGATGAATTATATACTGTTACAGTCCATCCTGTATCTACTGCTACACTGCTTTGTAGTTGATTCGTAATTTCACATCTTTGTCCATTGACACTATGTACTGCACTATCTGCAGATGAGCCTGTTTGAATATCTTGATCTAAAGTAAGGTAACCTAATCTACCACCATCAATATACGCTATACCATCGATATATAAATTTTGCCACTCGAATCCAGGTGAACCTAAATCCCAAGTACTATCTTGTGATGGTATTAACGATCCACTTAATGTAGTGATCGAAGCAGTTGAAAAGCTTTGAATTGAACCTTCTATTGAAGAAACAGTCCCAAGTCCAGAAATGTGATCTAGATAAGCTGTTCCATCTACATATAAATCTTTCCATTGTTTTGTAGATGAACCTAAATTCCAAACATCATCACCATTAGGTGTTATTGAACCTGAAGCTTCTATTGAACCTGAAGCTTCTATATTATCAACATATAACCTACTCCATTTTTTGTGCTGAAGGCCTAAGGTTCCAACACTATCCACACTTGGGTATACGGAACTACTTGCAAGTACTGAACCTGAAGCTTCTATATCATTAACGTATAATCTATTCCATGATCTATCAGTATTACCTAACGTATATTGTGTACCATTAACAGGTACAATATGACTACTTGCTGTTATAGTTACATCTGGTGAAATTAAAAGCTTAGTGGCCACAGAATTTGCTGATAAGCTTTTCCAGTTCTTTGAAACTGAACCCAAATCATATGTGTTATCATCATTAGGAATAATACTGGAACTAACTTCAGCTTGAATAACTATATTATCTGTATCAGCGTCTCCAATAGTAAATTTACCAGTTGTAGTTAAGGATCCGGATACTGTTACAGTATCGCCTGAATTCGGGGTTATTGTATTGACGTATAATGTGCTCATTCTGCTTCTCCGTGAGTTATAGTATTAATCGTATATAAATATACAGTTATAACTAAAAGGTTTGTATTTTCATTGTTTAATTTATTTTTATTTAAAAAGCCTGAATTCTTATTTGGGCGTTTTCATTTAATCTTAAAGATCCTATATTAGTAACTTCACCTGTAGTAGTAGTTCCAATATATATAGGACCATACCAATGGGCTACTTGACCACTTGGAAAGCTAACTATATTAGTTATATATTGATTGTTACTACCAAATGTTCCTGTATTAATAATAACTTCTTCATTATTTTCATCACTTAATGTAACTGTATTGCTATCTACTTCTACTGTTACATCAGGTTGAATACTTTGAATAGTTAATGTAGCTCCATCTTCAATTCTTAATTTTATATTAGCAGTAGGGACATCATAAGAAGGGTGAATTTCTACACCATTAATATAAATACCATCATACATAGTACTTGTACCACCCCCAATCTGTATACCTACATTACCGCTTCCTGGTGTATAGCTAGTATAAGTACCTGGTATATTGTTCCCTACAGTCCAATATGATACTTGATTTACTGGAATTGTAGTGCTTTGGAGAATCACTGATGGATTACCGTTATTGTTGTTATATATAATGATGTCTCCACCACCATTAACATTTGGATCACTTATAGTAACTTCACCTGTGTCTGAATCTGCTATTACATCAGGTTGTGGACATTGAACTTTAAATGTTGATCCTTCTAGTACGCGGACTACCACACCTTCAGCAATCTTAATATAGCAATTATCACCTACCCCTGTCATTACATTTATAGAAGGTGAAGCGCTCGTACCTATATTAAGAGATTGTGAAATTACACCAGGTTGTGTCATTACAGCTTCTTCGATAGTAACATTTGAGTTACCTGCCATTAATACACCTAGTGTACCATATGTAAGCTGTCCACCTTGAAGAATATCTATAGACATACTTTCAAAACTATAGTTACCATATGATCCAGATACATCTAATGATCCTGATATCTCAACACCTGTTCCAGCAGTATAACCTCCACTAAGTCCAATAGGGTTTCCTGAGAATACATACTTTCCTTGAAAGTCATGTGGGGTAGTGTGACTAGGTCTAATTTTTAATGAACCTGTTAATTCTAAAGGAACTGTTTCTTTAGGACCTAATGATATTCTACCAGCACTTACTGATAATGCTTCGAATGTATCTTTAACGTATATATCAATTTTATCACCTTGTGATCGATATGTACCACCTAAATCAATATATGTTGATGCAGACTCCATAGCACGTAATTTTCGTACTTTCATACCGTCAGCTGTTTTACGCTTTTCAAAAACTTGCTTTGCATCCTCCTGTACGTATGTAGTTACTTCACCACTCGCGCTTGTAAATCTTATTTCATCTCCGGTTATTTTAACTGCCATGGTATTACCTCTATATTATCCTGCATTTAAGGTACCAGTGGTACCATCTGGATTAGTTTTATTGTCAACACTCGCTAAATCTTCTATAACCGCACCTGTAACATTTATTGTTCCATAGTTTTGAATATCTATCTCAACAGTCAATACTCCTATTACAGTTAGCGTTATACCTTGTGGTACAATTATTTCTGCTGCTACAATTGTATCCATATAGAACGTAGTATTCTCTGTCAATGTTACAGCTTCATCTACTCTACCATCATCCCACTCTTCACGAGTTACACCTCCAGTACCATCACCCACTATATGCTCAGTAAACGATACTTTCACCGGACTAAACGTCTTTGTACTACTTTGCTGAATTTGCTTCTGTATAGTATTGGGTATTATGTGCCCGTTTATAGTTATCGTAAATTCTGATTTAACCGCTCTATCTTCACCTGATACTAATTCTGTTGCTGAAGTGAAATCGTCAATCTTAGCTTTTACTAGAAACTTATTTTTATCTCCCCAATATGATCCTTCAGCGTAACTAATAGCTTCTACTAGTTTATTCATTTGAGTAACATACTCAGTCCACACTACACATTCATATGTAGCTATTACATGATCAGGTATTACTACGCGTTGATATGCTTTTGCTCTACGTCTACCTTTTAGTATATCGAATTTATCATACCTATTTTCTTTAGAGTATACATTTTCAATAAAATGGTATAGAGGGTTATTAACATCAACCTTCATACCTAATTCACGATTTTTAGATATACTAGTCCGCTTATACATTACTAGCGGTAACTGCACTTTACCTTTCGAGTCTCTATAAAAGTTTGACTTCTGAGCACTCTTCCAGCGCTCAGGTGATCCGTATATTATAGGAACTACTTGTTCCGCTCCATTGCTATCTGCTATCTGTAGCTTTACAACATTCTCGAAATAGTATTTAATAGTTTCGTCTAAATCTAATAATCCTAATGACACATCTTTTAATGTATCAGTATCACGGCGAATATGCTCTACTCGATTAACTTGCTCTCTATGTGGCTTATTAACGTCCATTAGTATACCTCATTAGACCTAGGACCCTGTGTATTTTCTATTGATAATCTTGAGCGACGAGTTAAGTGAGCGGAAGCTACTATAGATATACTTGCTCCTCCGGATAGATTAGCATCATCAGGTCGTCTACCTCCCCAATATTGATTTTCTACTGCGCTATCTACTTCCCAAAATGCATTATCATGGTCAATAATATCACCAGCTTCTATTACTAAATTAGCTCTATCAATTAGCATATCTTTCAAAAACGCAAATGTTGCAGTTTGATTTACATCAACTCCAAATTCTGAATCGGACCATTCTTGATCCTCTTTAGTTACCAAACACGGTACCCGAACACAGCTTCGGTATGTTTTACCGGTTGATGATTCACCATATAAATTATCGTTCGTTACATTTACATCAAGCTTATATATATGCACGTTTTGCTCAATTATGTCACCAATTAGTTCATAATTAACCTTGGTAATAAATTCTACATCTTTTGCTGAGTTGAATAGTGCCATATTATCCTACGTAAATATTAAGTGGTATTTTATTGATAGTATCTTGCTGGAATTGTGCTTCTTCGCTATTACGCTCCATCATGTTCCGTCTTGAAGATTGCTCGAGATCCTCTCGTAATTGCTCTATTAATACATCTCTCTCTGCTGCACCTTCAGAACGTAATGTATCACCATCTAATGATGTTTCTCCACCTGGAGTAGGTATTGAGGGGTACTTCCCCCTAACAATTCCAAGTAATTCTTTAGTCAATGCTAATGTATATTTTCTAATCCACTGCTTACCTGGATCATTGATATCACTATATAATGTATTAGCGTAGTTAATATTTGAATAATCAGATACAACTCCTGCAGGTGTTCTTAATACATTATTCCTATCATCTACCTCTATATAATGTAACCATAGGGTTGAAGTTTCTGTAGGTTTAGGTAATATAGTTAGCTTATTATTAGTTAATTCAAAACTATGTGCTGATTTACGTACATGATCGTTAAATTCAATGGCTTGCACTCGCAATAAGTCATCATATAGTGGCATCATAAGGTAGTTTATTGCAGGTGAATAGCTACCCCATCCCATAGATGTTAACATTTGCTGTGATCCTAAACCTGAGCCTATATGTGGATCAAAGAATCGAGTCATAGCTGGTGATGATTCATAGAATACTCTACGAACTTCAATATCTTTTGCGGTAGCTGAATTAATACCTATTAATGAATCAAGATCATATGTCTGTGTACCTGCAGTTAATGTGATTGATGCAGAGTGAAATGTAACATCTCCTCCTACTCCAGCTTCTGTCCCATATTGCTTACTAATAGCTACTTGCGCTCCAAGATTATGTGATAAATTTCTATGAGATAAATTTGAAGCAGTACTCGAACCTTTTGCCATTAATAGATTTTCACGGATGTTAAATCTATTTACTTGCGCTGTATACTCTAATGCAGCTTCCTCAAAACATGCCCAGAATTGTATTGCTTGAAGTTCAATATCAACCATAGGGTATCCTAATCGTCTAGCGCACCATAAAGTTGCATTATTACAATCAGTTTCAAATGATACCTCACTTCCATACGTTCCTATAGGTACTTCTTGATACGCGTTTGCAAAAAGTTCCGTTCCATCATAATACGACGATGTTGCCATGTTCTCTCCTAGTTAGTTATATATTATAAATATACAGATAGCACCATATTGTGTAGTTTATCGTGATTTATATCTATACGCGACTGCTCGTTTCAGGTACTAACGGACTATCTTTGAGCGGCATTGCTCTAACTGCAGCTGGATCAAATACCACTGTGTCGTAGGAGCGTTCTATGTTCGTAACACCTACACTTCCTCCTAAGGAAACATTTGATAACATGTTATTTGACCTAGTAGCTGGTATTATAACATCATCTATAGGGGTATTATAGTAAGGGAAATGAGCGATTAAATTAGGTGCTCCCATGAGTGCACGAGGATTTGCATACTCATGTTGGTCAAGTAGTCTACTTCGGAAGTACTCCATATCCTCTACTTCTTCATACCAAACTTGGTCAGAGCTCGGATCCGTGTCTAAGTGTGCATATACAGATGGGTTAATTCGCTGCATCGCTTTTTTTAAAGGTATTCTATCAAGCAGCTCGGTACCAAATACACGTTTTGTGTCATGCATAACTGGATCCCCGTATACGCTTTCATGTAATGAGCTTTGTGTTGTGTATGGTGTGCAGTTTGTTGTATCAGGTATATAGTTACGATATGCGTGTGTTTGCAGCCAATCTTTAGCTTCTGCTTGTGTCAAATCTCTCTTCTTCTGAGCGTATAATGCTAGTAGACCAACAACCTGGGGTCCTGCCATTGAAGTTCCGCTCCTTTGTCCGTATTTAGAATATATTCTACCTGATCTACCTTGCGCTGTTGATGTCTCTTTCATGATAAATGCTCCGATATTAGATTGTGTAAGATAGGTATCAAGTTTTAAAGAAGCGCCTCCTGAGAGCAGGCCTGGGGTAGTATATCTAGACTTAGGATAATCCCTTTTACTCATATCGTACATATGTTCAATACAATCTGGTTGCATGAAATTATAAGGTATGCTTGATAGTATATTCACACCAGGTGCCCATATATCTACACGTGGTCCAGTATTACTAAAAGTTGCTTTTTGATCAACAGCCATTCTATCAGCTGACCGTAGGGTTCGTATGGCTCGATTATAACTAGTTACCTTCATTGAAGGCTTTAAATGATTTAATGGTCCACCCATATTTAACCAAGCTTCATGCGCTACGCTATTATAATAGGATTGATTCTCATAATCACCGGGAAAAAATGAACTAGTTCGCGGGGAAAATACTTCTCCATTTTGGTGTGGCTTGTACCCGAATGTACCAAATGGCTCTTCGTATTTACTTAATCGGTGACCTGGCCAGTCAAGTTCTTCTGTTATATATTGATGCGCGATAGAACTATGGATACCATGAACGTGTAGTGTATCATCAGGGTAGTTTGGCCAACCTTCTGAATTAGCGTACGCTTGAACTCCTGTTTTATCCCAATCGATGTCTCTATCACCGCGCTCGTCGAAATACATGGCAGGGTCTTTTAGAAAAGTGCAATCTGAAGCGCCTACGCATATTACCTTATCGTCTGCCACCAGTGCTGTTGGTAAATCACCCATTGGCATCCATCCCATGGTATGCACATTTTCCTGTACCAGCACACCATCTTTATATTCGTCCCAAGATCGTGTGTGTGCATAGAAACCTGGGTCCTGCCAGTAGTTTGTAGAATATCGTAGTGCATCTCCATCTATACCGCTTGCAAAGTAAGTGTCTGGGCCGGGATCAATAAATGGTGCGGTACCTGATGCAGTAGGATATGCAAATCCATGATTGGGATCTGAAAATAGAACCGATGTGTTCTCTACACTACAAGTATTTTCAAAATCTGCGGATTCTCGTAATGCAGATATTGAATTCATTACAGAATGACCGTTACCAGATGAATAAACCCAGATAGCACCTTCTTCCATAGATTGATCTCTGAATAGAACTTTTGCATATCGCTTATTAATCATATCACTTATATACCAATGTCGATTGAATTTGCCGTAATTATAAGGGCGCTGGGGTTTGTCAGCAACTGATCCAGTGCCAGGGAATATTGTACCGTTAGTACCAAACCTGTACATATAACGTTGCCATTTATAGCGACCTAGGAAGTTTTGCATAGTTTGTAGTTGAGAGCGTAGAGCGGGATTGCCTTCTTGAGATAGTGAACCAGTATATAGTTCCCATGGACTATATGACTTACCTATTACTGGTAATGATACTTGGAAGTTGTCGATAATTTCAGTTCCAGGACCTGCAACTGAGCCTGTTTGTACGGATACATAATGTGATAGTAAGTCTGCAGCTTTATTTAATTCCAAGCGGACCCAGAGGTTTTTGGACCCTAATTTCTCATTAGTATTATATGCTAACCCCAGATCACTCATATTACTATCAAATTTAGCTTTGAGATTATCCATAGAAACTGTAGGTTCAACACTATCATATGCAAAATAATAATCGAGAGTGGGTATACTATTTGGCCCACTATATGTAGACTCTGAATCTGATGGTATATCAAGGGGATCACTCGCTATGAAGCGAAATAAAGTTGTAGTCATACCGTCTGGTGTTGTGCGATATGTATCAAGACTCCAACCTGGCACGATTACTGATACTTCTTCAGATGTGAATGCAGCTGTTGATGCTGTATTTGTATTACCAACTGGATACATACCGCTAAAACCATCGACTCTCGTAAGGTGTTGTCTATTATTTGTTGCAGTGTGAGTTAGTTCCCATGGGTTATTAACGAGGGCATCAATCGCATCTACGTTTTCTACAGGATTTGTACTTTCCCAAGTATACCCTGTTTCAACGGATACCTCTCCATCAAGGCCTACCACTTCCCTATCCGGCTGCGGCACTACATCATAGCTACTAGTAGTTGCTCTAACTAAGTCATTATAAAGTGATGGAGCTCCAGTATTTCTACCAAATCCATATGAGTTGTTTATTATAAGAGGATTGTCGATACCGGCTGCTTTCTTTAATATTTGTAAGTAATAAACGAGCTCCTCGTCACTGGCATCATTCCATCTAAATCCTGAATACCATTTAGAGGCTAAATGGTAGACATTAGCTTCATGTGCCCAACCCATGGTACGGCCGGAAACAGTCCCAGCTGTATGTGTACCGTGCTCATGATCTGGTACATAAGCGCACATTGAGCTCGAGAATCCTACCGTATGTCCTGTTGCAGGATCTATATAATCCATACTACCAGTAACATCTATCCCTTCAGGTGTAGGGTTCTCATTTTTTATATCTTTATAAATATCCCCCCTTACATAAGACACTTCTGGATTACTGATAATCCCCTCCTCTCCAATATCTTCTACGCTATTTACTACATCAGGAAAGTCTTGACTTTCAATCAAGTGACTGATATAGCTATGCATTTGTGCAAACGTAAAGTCTCGGGCGCGGAATTCATCCCATCCATCTGAACCTGATAACACTAATCGATCTATATGCTTTGCTAAATAATTCCAGTCTACCAGTTGAACACGTGTGTCTGCGGTCTCTGTGTTAGTAAATTCGTAGTGAGTCGGATCAATAGCTCTATCAATAGCCATTACATCTACATCCTTACCTGTCCAGCCGTTCTGTGCTACAGTTGATGATCCAGTTATCCATTGTGGTGCGAACCTGGAGTAATTGTGTAGGTTTGAAAATCCATTATACATATCATTTAATTTTTCCATAACATCTCCTATGCGCTCGGTACATCTACACTAAATGAGTTGTTAGCAACTAGTAGATACAAATTACCAGGTACCATATTACCTATTCTATTGCTGTTAAACCTTGGCCACCATACTAACCCAGTGTTCAGATCTTTAAGTTGGGTGATGGCTGCTACATGTTCTGCAAATATTTCTTCAGGATTTAGTTCACGGTTAACAGGTACAGGTAAATAATTCTCTCCTGCCACTATGTTATATGTCGGGTGTATCATAGTATTACCTGGTATTCGTAGATTAAAGCTCTGTAGAGTATTTATTTCATCTAACCATTCAATAGTATACCCTGTTTGTATATCATAATATATATCTCCTACATTTTCTGTTGGTGAATATACTATTTCCTGTGTTGAAGCGTTTCTTATCTGTTTAATATACTTACCGATAGTATCAGGAGTGATGGGTACCTCATTGTTATGACCTGAAGCTTCAAATGCTTTTGAGTAGTTTTCAAATATATATTTAACAGTTGTATTAGAGTTATCAATCCAGCTAGAGAATACACTCTTGAGCGATATAATTGTGTTTACATCTATATTAATTTCTTGATACTGATTCTCTAATACTACAGGTGGATTAGATATATTAACAGTATTACTTACTGGTATGGTAAATGCTTCGTGACATCTGAGTTGATATCCTTGACCTGGCAGCATTTGTCCCATTCCATTAAATTCAAATTCTGGCCACCATACATGAGCGTCATTATCTTTTAGTAGTTGCACTACATCATGTAGCCCTTCAAATAATACTTCGGGGTAAATAGAATTTATAAACGGGTAAGCTATGATATTCCAACCTTCGATCATTTCCATAGTCATTGATTGAATTATAGGTCCAGTAATTTGCAATTGACATAGCTGGTGCGTTCTGACTTGATATCCTTCATTAGCATTCCAAGAACCAATTCCCTGGAAGTCAAATTCAGGCCAATATACGTCTGCATTATTGTTTTTAACGATATGTATATAGTCAACAATATCCTCAGGTGCAATAGTATTACCATGTTGATCTCGCAAACATTCCTTAAATATTTCTCTCACGTCTCCATCACCGATATTACTAACATCAATATATGTTGATATTATATTCCACCCCTCAATCAGAGTTATAATTTGTGTATCTATTTCATTAACTGTATCTGTACTAGGATATATACATAATCCACTCTCTTGATCTGCATTTGCATTGTAATTTAGAGCTGCGGGATCCATACAACCTATAATTGGATCTCCATATTCACAAGTGTAATCATTAACATTAGCAGTGGGATCATAATTTATAGCAGTAGGATCTGTACAACCATAAACTGTATCTGGTGTATAATTACATGTCCCATCATCTATTGTTGCTGTAGAATCATAGTTATTAGCTGTTTCATCGGTGCAACCGAGTATTGGTGCAGGTACGTACTCACAGCTACCGTCATCAATTTCAGCTAATGGGTTGTAAGTATATGATTCTGGATCTGTACATCCATATACTGGTAAGTACCCCTGTGGATCTGAAGTTATTTCATAGTCACCTGTTGTACCACTAGTACTAGGATCTTCTGATTCGTCAAAATCTAGCGACCACTCTAAATAGGTACTTACTTCATCTATAGGTACCGGTGGTGTAGCCGGTAAGGATGATGCACTAGCAATTGATCCTGATGCAAAATCTTCGTTCGGTAATGTACATCTTGTAAATCCCCAATTAGTAGCAACAGTTGGACCTGTATAGTCAGGGGTTCTGATGACTCCCTTAAACGTGCAGTAGGTTAATTGTGTATCTCCAGGTAACGCTGCTGCATCATATATTATATTATTTTCAGTAGTACTTGTTGATATTTGCAAATCACTTCGATTACTCGGTGGAAAATGGAAATAGTTCTCACCGATTCTCACAGTTTCAATGTCTTGTTCCCAAATCATATGATTTTCAATCAAAGAATCCATGTTGTCGGTAATACTGGATTTAAGCGATACAATATTCGCGGTATCCATAGTGCGTATGTTGAAATTACCTTTTACTATTACACGAATAAGATTCGGCATTGAGTGAACGTATTGCGAAATCTCTATATCACCATTATTAATATGTGGCCCTAGAACAGTATTAATAAATTCTTGCTTAGAGATTTCTTTAATTATTATTGTATATATCATAACTTCATGCCTCCTAACTTTGTGGCGGTTGACCTGCTAATAGAAATGTTGATGTGTCAAGTGGTATCTTTACCCACTTATCATTATATGGTTGGAACATGTATAGTTCCCCTTCATTTTGATGTTCTGTTAATGTTTCTTGTATGTATACTAGGGATTCGTTTGTGCTTCCAAAATACGTACTTGAGTTATGTGCTGAGGGTGTAGTGTTAGCACCTAGTTCTGCAGAATAGTATCCACGGGTAACCTCAATGATATGCCAAGAAAATGATGATCCATCAGTTTCTGAAGTAACCTCATTAACATACATGTATTCACTACCAATTAATATCACGTCACCTTGAACAGGCCATCGTAATGATATACCATTTGATGCTAGCCACGCGTTATTATCTCCATCTCCATCATTATAATATTCAAGCTTGATGGTTGTTTCCGTCTCACTAATCGCGTTATTGTTTGCGATCCATACCCCTGTTAATGTACTATAGTCAGTTGTTACATCTAATACATCAGCTAAGAATGCCACTTCACCACCTCGTAGCGATCCAGTGTTGACAGCTTGTAGATCAGCAGATGATGTAAACATTATCGGTGTTACCAATGTATTAAATGGTAAACTAGATCGTGGGCTATCAACAATTCCGTTTATTAATAATGATGGTGTGTGAAATTCTATTTTAGAATCAGCATCTCTTGTAATTATGCGGACTAATTTTTCTGATGTTACATCTCGATTATATGTAGTTATTTCAGATGCAATATCTGTCGCGAGTGGTGTGCCATTCCATTTTAATACACCGTTATCATTATATAATGTACTTGTAGTATTATTTGGTATACCAGCTAGAGTTATCCCTCTACTAACAACATCATTATTAAATCTAGCTACATTGTCTACCCATAAATCAGACTGTACATATACTTCACCAATATTACCATCTAAAGATAACGGGGATAGTTGCAATGTATAATTATTAGAAGTGATTATACCAGGCTCTTCTGAATCAATAAAGAACTCAGCTGAATTTGCTAATTTAAATGAGCCAGAAACATATACATCTTGCTTAATATCTACATCATCATGTAATTCGATAGAGCTAGATACTGATAGGTGAGATGATGATATAAAAGCATCACCGGAATGGTTAATACCTAGTATTAACTTTTTAGATTCACTCTCAAACCTAATCTCAGGTAAACTTCCAGCTGATGCAGATAGATGAATCATAGCTTTAGGTACAGCAGTGTTTATACCTAATCTCGGAATACCTCCTGTAAACGTAAACCAATCATGTGATAATTCGGTACCATACTCTAGATCTAATTCATTGTAATTAACATCCATATAAGTGGATTGACCAGTTAATGAGAATGCAGTATATGGTAGTACTTGATTATCATATGAAGCAACGTCTGTGACGAGTGTTTTAACTAACTCATCACTAGATGTATGTATACTAACAGATCCAGATATATTAAGGTCATTTATAGTAACCTTTTCTGAATCTACTGTAGTAAATATACCATCACCTGTACCACTAATACCGGTTAACCTAGAGCCATCACCGGTAAATACCATTGCACTTATATTCCCAGCTGCTGTTATATTATCTGCTATTATATCACCAGCTGCTGTTATATTATCAGCTGCTTGTACTGATCCAGCTGCAATTTTTCCAACTGTATATGTAGATTGTTTAGCGTCGATGTGCCCACTTGTTACAGTGTATCCTGAGTGGAATGTACTATCACCGGTTACTATAACGTTACCTGTGTGTATAGTATCACTCTCTACATCGTTAGCCCCTATTATACTAAATCTGCGGAGATCTAAATCCTGTGTAGCTTCGTGATTACCTAAATTATCACCTCCAGCGGTAATTGCAGCTAATGAATATGATATATCAGGGAATCCATCCAGCGCTAAATTACTAGCAGTAATATCATGACTTGCACTTATATTTCCTGATGCACTTATATTTCCTGATGTAATTATATTTCCTGTACTAGCGAAGGTGTTACCAAAGATTACATCACCTTGTATAAACGAAGATGCAGATATTGTTCCATCTACTTGTACATTACCTCCAAGAATAGCAGCTGATCCATCACTGTCAATTGCGTTAAGTATAAGGCTGTTTGCAACTATACCACCTTTCACATCTATACTTGCAAGTGAGGCTGTTCCGCCTGATATTACAAAGTCACCACCAGGAGGTTTTATACCTGTAAGTTTAGATCCATCACCATAAAAATATGGAGCTGATATGGTATCGCTTGCGCTAATCGTACTTGCTGTAAATGGTCCTGAAGCGTGTAGTGTTGATCCTGTTAATGTTGTAATTGCATCTTTTAAGTATACTGCTCTACCATCTGATAATGTAAATATAATATCCTCGCGATTAAAATCTGCGTCTGTGACATGCGCGCCAGCTGGACCTGTTACTCCAGCTGGACCTGTATTTCCTCTAGATCCCTGTGGTCCTACAGGTCCATTGAGACCTATAGGTCCTCGAATTTGGCCTACGTTCGACCAAGATGTTCCGTTAAAAACTATACCTTCACCAGCTGTTGCATCTATTCCATTTGCATTACCAGTATCTGAACATATCCACATATGACCGGCAAGCATATCAGTTAAGCCAGTTATATATGCAATTGTACCTGTACCCTGTATTTCAGCTGAAGCTCCAGCTGCTCCAGTTGATCCAGTTGATCCTTGAGCTCCTGTACTTCCTTGACTTCCTTCAAATCCTCTCTCACCTCGAAGTTCAAGTCTAGCATCAGTTAATGTTACTTGGTTTGAATCACTATCAGTAAATACTATATCATCGTTATTGAACGCTGCATCAATTATACTTGGACCGGCTGTTCCTTGAGCTCCAGTTGATCCTTGAGCTCCAGTTGATCCAGTGTCTCCTTTAACACCGCTTGTACCACTTGAACCATGTGATCCAGCTGCTCCAGTTGATCCATGTGAACCAGCTGCACCAGTTGATCCTGTATCTCCTTTTACTGGTCCGATTACTGTAGTCAGTGATGCATCTTGATGATTGAGGGTTATCATCCCTGTAGCGGAGTCATATATTGCATCTGCCCAACCGAGTACTGTTAGATCAGTGATTGAACTCCAGGTTCCACCACTTTTCCTAAATATTTTATCTGTTGATGTATCGTAATAAAAATCATTGTTACTACCTCCTGCATCACCAGGTGTAGCACCTCCGCTATACCACTGTGTACCTGCGATTCCATCTGTTCCACTTGTACCACTTGATCCAGCTGCACCAGTTGATCCAGTTGATCCTGTGTCTCCTTTAGATCCTTGTGGCCCTGTAGATCCATCATCACCTTTAGTTCCTTGAGGTCCCGTAGATCCTTGCGGTCCTGTAGATCCTGTATCTCCTTTAACACCACTTGTTCCACTTGAACCACTTGATCCGTGAGAACCAACTGCTCCAGTTGATCCTACATCTCCTTTAGATCCACTTGTTCCACTTGTTCCATGAGATCCAGCTGCTCCAGCTGCTCCAGTTGTTCCACTCGATCCACTCGTTCCACCTGAACCAGTTGATCCTGTGCTTCCTTGAGATCCTATTGGTCCTTCTGGGCCTATAGGTCCTCGAATAGCTCCTATGTTTGTCCACTCTGCACCATCCCATACAATACCATTACCAGGAACAGCAGTTATATCTCCTACAGTTGCAGAATCGGATGCTATATACATATCACCAGCTGATAGGCCTGCTGGATTTAGATCAATTATGTCAATTAGCCTTTTTGTTCCTTGAATTAAGGTAGATGCTCCATCTGCTCCACTTGTACCACTTGAACCATGTGATCCAGCTACTCCAGTGTCTCCTTTAGTTCCTTGTAATCCAGTTGATCCGGTTAATCCTGTAGATCCTTGCGGTCCTGTAGATCCTGTATCTCCTTTAACACCACTTGTTCCACTTGATCCGTGTGTTCCACTTGATCCGCTTGATCCGCTTGATCCGCTTGTACCATGTGTTCCTTGAATTCCTTGTTCTCCTGTAGACCCTTGATCTCCTTTAGTTCCACTTGTTCCGCTTGATCCATCTGTTCCACTTGATCCATCTGTTCCACTTGTACCATGTGTTCCTGTAGATCCTTGAATTCCTTCTATTCCTTGTAGTCCTTGAATTCCTTGAATTCCAATTGGTCCTACGTCACCTGTATCTCCTTTAACACCGCTTGAACCACTTGAACCACTTGTTCCATGTGTTCCAGCTGATCCTGGATCACCTTTAACTCCACTTGAACCACTTGAACCGCTTGATCCGTGAGATCCATCTGCACCGGTTGATCCTATATCTCCTTTAGATCCACTTGTACCACTTGTACCATGTGATCCAGCTGATCCAGTTGATCCAGTTGATCCAGTTGATCCTTGTAGTCCAGTTGATCCTTGTGGTCCAACAGGACCTCGTACAGCTCCTACATTAGTCCAGGTTGTACCCCACACAATACCATCACCAATAACAGCTGATATTCCATTTGCTTCAGCATTATCTGAACATATCCACATATCACCAGCTGTTAGATCTTCTTGATCTAACCCAGTTATATATGCAATTGTACCTGTACCCTTAACTGTAGTAGCTGCTCCGTCTACACCACTTGTACCATGTGATCCAGCTGCTCCAGTTGATCCAGGTAATCCTGTAGATCCTTGTGGTCCTGTAGATCCAGCATCACCTTTAGTTCCTTGTGGTCCTATAGGTCCTTGAGATCCATCCACCCCACTTGTTCCGCTTGATCCATCTGTTCCGCTTGATCCATCTGAACCTGCATCACCTTTAACTCCACTTGTTCCACTTGAACCATGTGAGCCATCTGAACCTGCATCACCTTTAGTTCCTTGTGGTCCTATAGGTCCTTCTATTCCTTGAATTCCTTGAATTCCTTGAATTCCAATTGGTCCGTCTTGCCCAGTTGATCCTGTGTCTCCTTTAGATCCTTGTGGTCCTTCAGGTCCTCGTGGTCCTTGAATAGCTCCTACATTAGTCCACCTACCTCCATTGTATACAATACCATCACCAACTTGAGCAGATACTCCGGTTGCTGAAACAGCTTGGTTTGAACATATCCACATATCACCTGGAGATGCTTCTGACGTATTTATATTTCCAGTTATATATTCAATTGTGCCTGTACCTATAATTGTAGTAGATGTACCATCTGCCCCAACTGAACCTGTTGATCCAGTTGATCCGGTTAATCCTTGAGGTCCTACTTCTCCTTGAATTCCTTGAATTCCTTGAATTCCAACTGCTCCAGTTGATCCTGTATCTCCTTTAACTCCACTCGTTCCACTCGTTCCGGCTTCTCCAGTTGATCCAGTTGATCCAGTTGATCCAGCGTCTCCTTTAGTTCCTTGTGGTCCTATAGGTCCTTCAGGACCCACCTCTCCTTGAATTCCTTGAATTCCTTGAATTCCAACTGCTCCAGTTGATCCTGTGTCTCCTTTAACACCACTTGTACCACTTGAGCCACTCGATCCAGCTGCTCCAGTTGATCCAGTTGTTCCTATTGGTCCTTCTGGTCCTATAGGTCCTCGGATAGGTCCTATATTAGTCCACTCTGTCCCATCCCATACAATACCATTACCAGGTGCAGTTGCTTGCGCGTTAATAATTCCTGTATCTGATGTTATATACATATCACCATTTGATAATGTTGCTGTGTCTATATCATCAATCTCTTGTGTCGTTTTCGTTCCTTGGATGTAGGTAGACGCTCCATCTTGCCCAGTTGATCCGGTTAATCCAGTTGATCCGGTTAATCCTTGAGGCCCTACTTCTCCTTGAATTCCTTGAATTCCTTGAATTCCAACTGCTCCTGTTGATCCTGTGTCTCCTTTAACACCACTCGTTCCACTCGTTCCGGCTTCTCCAGTTGATCCAGTTGATCCAGTTGATCCTGCGTCACCTGTGTCTCCTTTAGATCCTTGAGCTCCTGTAGATCCTTGAGGTCCTACTTCTCCTTGAATTCCTTGAATTCCTTGAATTCCAACTGCTCCAGTTGATCCTGTGTCTCCTTTAACTCCACTCGTTCCACTCGTTCCAGCTTGTCCAGTTGATCCGGTTAATCCTGTTGAACCAGTTGATCCTGTGTCTCCTTTAGTTCCTTGTGGTCCTTGTGGTCCTCGTGGTCCCTGTATTTGTCCTACATTAGTCCACCCTCTTTCTGTACTATAAGCTATTCCGTCACCAGGATCAGCTGAGACTCCACTCGCTTCTCCTGAATTAGTACATATCCACATATCACCAGGCTCTGGGTTAGGTAAACTAGTTATATATGTAATTGTATCAGATCCTTTAATTTGAGTAGATGTTCCGTCTGCTCCTGCTGTCCCGCTTGATCCACTCGATCCATCTGTTCCACTCGATCCATCTGTACCACTTGTTCCACTCGATCCAGTTGATCCTGCGTCACCTGTGTCTCCTTTAGTTCCTTGTGGTCCTATAGGTCCTTCAGGACCCACCTCTCCTTGAATTCCTTGTATTCCTTGAATTCCAATTGGTCCTACGTCACCTGTGTCTCCTTTAACTCCACTTGTACCACTTGATCCATGTGATCCAGTTGATCCAGTTGATCCAGTTGATCCAGTTGATCCTGTGTCTCCTTTAGTTCCTTGTGGTCCTATAGGTCCTTCAGGTCCTACTTCTCCTTGTATTCCTTGTATTCCTTGAATTCCAATTGGTCCTACGTCACCTGTATCACCTTTAGTTCCTTGAGGTCCCGTAGATCCTTGCGGTCCTATAGGTCCTTGAATAGCACCTACATTAGACCAAGCTGATCCATCCCATACAATACCATTACCAGGGTTACCAATTACACCACTTGCATCACCTGAATTAGTACATATCCACATATCACCTGCTACTAGATCTGCTGAAGGTAAACTAGTTATATGTTGAATTGTATTAGATCCTTTGATGAAAGTAGATGCTCCATCTGCTCCACTTGTACCGCTTGAACCATGTGATCCATGTGAGCCATCTGAGCCATCTGAGCCATCTGATCCTGCTTCTCCTATGTCTCCTTTAGATCCTTGTGGTCCTGCAGGACCTACAGGTCCTTCTATTCCTTGTAGTCCTTGAATTCCTTGAATTCCAACTGCTCCTGTTGATCCTGTGTCTCCTTTAACTCCACTCGTTCCACTCGTTCCAGCTTGTCCAGTTGATCCAGTTGATCCTGCGTCACCTGTGTCTCCTTTAGTTCCTTGTGGTCCTATAGGTCCTTCAGGACCCACCTCTCCTTGAATTCCTTGAATTCCTTGAGTTCCAACTGCTCCAGTTGATCCTGTGTCTCCTTTAGTTCCTTGTGGTCCTATAGGTCCTTGAATAGGTCCTACATTAGACCAAGCTGATCCATCCCATACAATACCATTACCAGGTATAGTATAGTAACCGTTAACATCTCCTGTATCAGATGCTATATACATATCACCATTTGATAAGGTACCTGTATCTAGGAGATTAATCTCTTCTATTGTTTTCGTTCCTTGGATGTAGGTAGACGCTCCAGCAGGTCCTGTACTTCCTTGTATTCCTTGAATTCCAGGTGGTCCAGGGTCTCCTTGATCTCCTTTAGATCCTTGTGCGCCTGTTGATCCTGCTGATCCAACTATAGGTCCAATTGTATGCTGAAAAGCATCGGAACGAGTAATCACGAGATTATCACTGTCAAAGTTTATGTCTTGTATACCAACTCCTGGAGATCCTGCTGATCCAGTATCTCCTTTAGTTCCTTGTGGACCCACGTATAGGTCTTCTGGAAATGTAAAAGTTATAACAGTCCCTGAACCTTGTGGAGTAAAGTCTACTGTTGGGGTACCTCCTAATGGACCTACAGTAACATCTGGATTAACTGATATATCAGGTGTTATATCTGCAATAAAATCTTCATAGGTAAGTCCTTCGGGATCCTCTTGTAAGGTTAACCATATTTCGAAAGCAGATAAGCCGTCAATACCGTCAGAAGGTGTTAAATCATCTCCTGTATCTACAGCAATCTTTGCCCAGTTTTCAACTACATCAAAGTTTGTTGGATCACTGCCTGTATACATGTGGTAGAATCCAGTTGCTTCATCTTTCACAATACATCCAGGAGATGCGTGATTACTAGTTATAATAGTAGCTACCTCGGCAATGGTAGGTACTACCCTAACGTTACCTTCAATACTATTAATATGTACTAAAGGAGCTGTACCACCGTATATGTATATACCAGCACCGTAATTAATACTATAATGGCTTGAATCCATTCCCATACTAGCTTACTCCTTGTATCCTTACATAATCATTTGGTACAAAATTACCTTGTAAATTAGATACATAAATATCAAACTTTAAAGTTTGACCGTTTACTGTATATTCGAAATCATCTTGTATTTTAGTTATTGCAGTAATCATCGGTGTAACAGGATTTGATTCAAATCTTATATCCGTAATAGTGCCGTAGTATGATGGTATTGCTATGTAATTATACAGAGGTCCACCTGGTGCATATAGATCCGTTGGATCACTTGTAGATAAAGCGTTTGTATCAAATACTGCTACTTGAGCTGATATACTATTAAGTAGTGCTGTAAAAGCAGCAGCATCAGATTCACCGTCTAGCTCAGTTGCATATTGTCCGAGATACTTCGGTGTTGATACATTTATTGTTAGTACATTTACTGTAGGGAAACTAAAGTCGGTAGCCATATACGTCGCCTTTACATACATTCTATGTCCTTCTTGTGTATTAACAAACGTATCTGGATCTTTTTCTAAAATCTCTTCTGATGATAAAGTAAATGGTGATGCCTGTATCATTCCACCAGCAGCGGAGAATGGTTGTACATCTTGTTCGGATGTTACAGTCTGAAGCATTCCAGAAACATTTTCAGCATTAAATTGTTGAGTCCAATGTATACTGTTAACAGCTATTGAGTTACCATATTGAATTGTTTGGTTGTTAGTTACAGTTGAATTATTACTATCTCGTGCTGTGAAGGTGTGTAGTAACCCTACAGCTGCTACTTGTGGAAGAATAAACATTTTTCGTAGTATCGACTCAATCGTATCACCAACATTAAATATATCTCCTTCTTGTATACCTCCTACACTATAGTCACATTCAATAGCCTCTTGCAATAATCCCGCGCCGCTTCCAAGACCATCTTGACCACTAGGGATTGTAAAATTGATTACTGGATTTGCGTCTGTACTCGAATCATCATGTTCGACGGCTGGTAAGGTACCTGGGAGTCCTGCTGTTACTGGTCCAAATGATATACTAGGTGTTGAACCTGCTGCTCCAGTTGTTCCACTTGTACCACTTGATCCATGTGTTCCTGCTGCTCCAGTTGCTCCACTTGTACCACTTGATCCATCTGTACCATTTTGACCTCTAACATCTAGTGTAGAGAATTCTAAACCGTCATTTGAAGAGAAGTCTATTGTCCCATATGCTGAATTATACTGTCCCTGAGTCCATCCTTGACCACTTGTACCATTTGTTCCACTTGAACCACTAGTTCCACTGGATCCACTTGTTCCACTCGAACCACTAGATCCACTTGTTCCTTCTGGTCCGACCGCTCCACTTGTACCACTAGATCCACTTGTTCCTTCTGGTCCAGTTGCTCCACTTGTTCCACTAGATCCACTTGTTCCAGCTGTTCCTGTTCCACTTGTTCCACTCGAACCACTTGTACCACTCGAACCACTGGTTCCGCTTGATCCGGAGGTTCCACTTGAGCCGCTCGTTCCACTTGAACCACTAGTTCCGCTTGATCCACTTGAACCACTTGTACCACTCGATCCACTTGAACCATTTGTTCCGCTTGTCCCATCCAATCCTCGTATAGTACCTATATTAACCCAAGCACCGGCGGCAGTATATACTATAGCATCTCCTGCAAATACACTTTGTCCAGAATCCATAGTACCAGCTGTACTAACAATCCATATATCACCTGCTGTAGGACCTACTGTATCTTCAATAACAGTAATAGTAGCTGTACCTTTAACTCCTAATACACTCGTACCATCTGCTCCATTTGAACCACTTGTTCCACTTGAACCGCTTGTTCCGTGTGTTCCTTGTGGTCCTATATTTCCTTGATTTCCGCTTGTTCCACTTGATCCACTTGATCCACTTGAGCCGCTCGTTCCACTTGATCCACTTGATCCACTGGTTCCGCTTGAACCGCTAGTTCCGCTTGAACCGCTAGTTCCGCTTGAGCCGTCTGTCCCGTTAGATCCACTTGTTCCGCTTGAACCACTTGAGCCACTCGTTCCACTTGATCCTGAAGTTCCACTTGATCCACTAGTTCCATTTATTCCACTCGTTCCACTTGATCCTGAGGTTCCACTTGATCCATCTGTTCCATGTGTACCATTGGCACCTTTGAGATTACCGGTAGTGAATCCCAGGCCATCATTAGATGCGAAGGATACTTGACCAGTACCTCCGTTATAACCTGTACCAGCAACTATCCAACCTTTACCGCTCGATCCATCTGTTCCGTCTGATCCACTTGTCCCGTGAGAACCAGCTTCTCCTGTTTGACCTTTAACATATCCTGCAGAAATGGGAGTACCACTATTACTTATAGTTATTTGTAGATACCCATCACTATCAACAGTTGCAGATGAGATAGTATTACCAGCATCAAGAATTGTAGCTAATTTTACCCAATTATTATTAACATCTCCCCATTGCTCATCTGTAGTAAGTCCGTGTGTGTATATATAATACTCACCCTCAGTATTAACAATAGTACCTGTGTGTCGAATATACGATTCCATCGCGTTTAAGTAAGCTGTACTGAAAGCTGGCAGTGTGTGTACACCACCCTTTATATTATTTGTATCAACTACAGGCATCCCATCTACAGATCGCTGTATTATTGAAGCTACATTTACTGCCATTTTATTCTCCTATGTTATAGTCAACCGGTCTAGAGCTGTCATTTGTCGTTCTTGTTCTGATATATACACATCTACGTTATAAGTAAAATCAGCTGTACCAACACTATTTTGAATTGGTATATCTTCTGCTAATAATGTCCATGTTGGATTTGGTATCTGCAGTGAAAATCCATTACCATCTACTATATTTGCGATATCTGGTATTTGAGACGGATACACTATATATGTAAAATTATCTTTTGTCTGTGTTTCTTCTGTACCATATACAGTCCAATTAACTGCGGCTGTTAAGGTAGAACGCTGTGACTTAATAGTATTTACCATTGTTTGGATTGCAGCATTATCTATTACACTATCACCTGTTAGTATTATTTCAGGATATCCACCTAGATATGCGTACGCTTTAAAAGCTGCTGTTTTAGTTTTAGGTGTTCCACCACTCCATGTTAATCCCATAGTTACTCCTCCAATAGTTGATCGTGTAATTGTCTGTGGTGTAAAATATGCTGGACTCGTATCACTTACATCGATCAATGTAGGTACTCCGAAATCAACATCAGCATTTGTACTAGATATCCCACCAATTGTTACACCTTCTCCCGTTACAGTAAATACTACATTATCAATTTTCACGTCTGTACCTATTTCATTTTCTGTATATGATATTTCACTAGATCCTGTGTAGAATCCATCAAAGGCTAGTGCTGCAGGTATAGGTGGTTGTGATTGACTTAGCATTGCTCTCAATACCGACTCAATTGTTGATCCAGCTGCAAATGTATCTCCATTTGAAATATAACCAACAGAGTAATTAGTTTGATAGTCTGCCCAAAGTGATGCGGTGATATCAGCATATAATAGCCCGGAGCCTATAATATCGCCGTCACCTGGAGGTCCTTCATCTCCTACCTCTCCTTGATCTCCCTTCAATGATGCGAGAAATGCTGCTGCATCTCCTACATTACCTTGCTCTTGCCAAACTTCGAGCGCTGATTGTCCTGGTATTCCGCTAGGTATTCCAAATTGCAATGATGCATTTGACGAATCAGATCCCATCTCCGTTACTGTAGGGGACTGTAGATGTGATAATCCTACTGTTGAGTGAACTGTTACTGTACCAGCTGGACCTGTTCCCCCGGTTGGTCCTTCTGGGCCTTCTATATCACCTAAATTTTGAACTGGAGTATCGCTGGTTAGTTGTACAAATAATTGAGTTCCGTCAAGATATATATTACTTATACCTACACCGTCAAAGTAATCAATACCCTTTACAGGAGTTGTACCGGACTCACCCTTTATTGATCCCACACTAGGTAGATAGGTACCATTTGATAAACCTAAAGTAAGCATTCCGGTATTTGAGTTATATGAAGCGCCATTAACTGAATTACCTTGCAAGCCTTGTAGGCCCTGTGGACCAGTAACTGGTCCTGAGTTTATCCATTGTGCTCCAGTCCACGATATACCATCCCCGATAGAGCCAGATATATTATTACCTTCATCACCTGTATTAGTTAATATATAAAAAGATCCTGTAGGTAGTGAGCCGGAATCAATTGTAGTAATATATTGTGAGGATGTCGCTGCTGTTACTACAAACGTTGTTCCATCCTGTCCGCGATATCCTCTGTTCCCTGTTGCACCTATAGGTCCATCAGCACCGGTATCCCCTAGTTTACCCTGTGGACCGGGCTCAATAACTTTTACAGTGTTTGTTCGAATAGTTTCTGTAGCTACCGTTGCAGTATCGCTAGAAACCGGAGTTATGGTAGTTACAGCTCCTTCATCAATAATTACATTATTATCAGGAAGGTCAACAATAATTACTTGGCTAGCTAATTTACTATTATCTACAACCTCTATCCTACCTACCGGAATGGTAATTTTTACTATGTTTGGTGTATCTGACATATTACGATGATATAGTAACCTCTTTGGTTAGATTTATTTGACCAGTTAATATTTTATTTACTGTTACAGGAGCACTACCACTGTATACTTCTAAGTCATATTGTGCTGCTTTAAAATCAAATGCTGATGAACTAGCAGCAGATATATAAATGCGCATTGATCCGGATGATTTTGGTAAAGCATCACCTCCAGTTGGATTCGGTGGTTTCATATTAATACCTGTTAGATCATCTTGCAGTGATGATGATAATGTAGCATATAAGGTAGTGGATCCAGCTGATGGACGTATATCCATTCTAGCTTCATATTCTGTTAGATCAATCGCTACCCCTGCGCTATCAGTATAATTTATTGTAAAATCTACTGTCGATCCTTGTTCAATTTTAAAGTTGTATCTACCTGCAGCCATTTTATAATCCTTTGCGGTACTTGTAATTTTTATAGACATCTAATACATCATCTAGTATAGGATGCCTATGATTGTTTAATAATTCTATTGTATGTAGCCCTGGTACGCTAATTACAGATGATAAAAACTTAAAGCCTGTTTCACTCTCTTTTTTTAAATCAATTTGATCTGTATCACCGCAAAATATCATTCTACTATTTAATCCGATACGCTGTAATATCATCAATGTCTGTTCATGGTCTAAATTTTGACATTCATCGACAATAACGCAACTATCTAAAAACGTTCTACCTCTCATGTACGATACAGGTACAATTTCTATTATACCATTCGATACCATCTTTTCAACTCTCTCTTTACGTAACAGTTGAAACATGTTAGCATATATAGGAGCCACCCATGGAGCCATCTTATCTTCTAACCCACCAGGTAAGAAGCCTAAGTCCTCTTTGGAAATAGTCGGCCTTGTTATTACTATCTTTTTCTTTCGTTTCTCTAACACTTCTTGTAGTGCGATTTGGCAAGCTAATAATGTTTTTCCAGAACCTGCTTTACCTTTAATGATTGACAATGTGTTTTCTAATATTACTGTTTTCGCTTGCTTTTGCTCTTCATTCAATGATAGCAAAAATCTATACCCTTTTTTATTATTTTTAGGGGTACTCTTATTAAACTGTAGACTCATTAACGCCCTCCATATGTTATAAATATCGAAGTACAATATTTTTATAACTAAAACAAAAAAAAGTCCTGATTTCTCAGGACTCTTTTAAATGAATATATTAATTACTATTAGTGAATAGTAACATTAACTTTACCATAGAATTCAGGACGAACAACTTTCTTCGCGTAGCGAGTCATTACACCTTTTCTAGGAGTGAAGTTTTGTGGATCATAAACCAGTGGAGTCATGATTAATGGAATATACGGCGCATAAACTGCTCCAGTTTCCAAGAATTGATTACCACGGAAGCCCATTAAGATTCCATCGTTAGTAGTACGATATGGATTCTTATAGATAGTATATCTATTAGCAAATGAACCAACTTTAGTTACACCAGCTGCAAATTGTGACTTAGTACCATCTGTATCAGCAGCAAATCCTGGAATCGATTCTACGATAGAAGCAATTTCCGGCGACATTACTGCGAAGTTAGCACCACCACGCATTGTACCTTTGTGAATTTGGTTAGAAACTTTCTGCATTTGGTAACCCAATGTTTGAGCCCAAGAACCGAAGTCGTAACGAGCTGTTGTACCAGTAGTAGCCTGTGTACCAACATATCCTTTCTCAGAACCAGAAAGTACAAACGTTTCACCTGTGTGAAGCGCTGCGTTATCTAGCATTGCAAGAATTTCAAGATCAATTTCCATTGATACATATTCAGAAAGCATTGAAGTTAATTCTGCTTCAGCATCAATTGAGTGATAAGCGTTTAAATCTTGAGCGAACTCTGGTGACCAAACAACTTTCAATTTACGCGTTTTAGCAACAATTGCTTCATTTCTTAACTGAACATTCAATTCAGGAATTTTTAACGAAGTAACTGGATCACTTGTTTGATCCTCAAAGTCACCTCTGTTAGCAGATCCTTGTGCATTACGATCTTCATAGTATACTACCACTAAAGGTTGAGCAGCTGGAATGGTTTGGCTTAATGTAAAGTATAAATCAGCACCATCTGCACTTACAGCAGTGTTATCTGTTACAATAACATCAGCTGAACCGTCAGCTGCTGATCTAGATACAACATAAGCTGCACCTGCTAAGTCACCGTCAATTCCTGTCATGTCAGAAGCACTGAAATTCATTATAGCATTATCACTAGCACCAGCTGTGTGTGTAATTGCTAACTCTTTTTTAGCAAGTGTAAATGCTGCTTTTGCACCATACTCACTACCAGAGTGTCCAGCAGCATTATATAAGCCACCTGCCGGTGTACTAGATGCAGAAGTGTTACCCATGATATCAGTACCATTTACATGATTACCGTGATCTGATCCATATTTGAAATCTAACCAGAACACTAGTCCTGATGGTAGATTCATCGGTTGAACTGAAACGAATTCCTTCGCAAAGATCTCACCGAAAATTCTACGTACTAAAGGAAGAGCAACACCATTCCAGTCTTCACCACCGTTACCGGTATTAGAAGTAGCTTCTGAAATAAGTTGTCGAGCCTGATTCTCTAAAAGGATTGCAGTATTATGCTTTTCATAATCTGTATCGATTCCTTCTAAAAGACCAGTCTTGTCCCATTTAGTAACGTATTGCTTAGTCTCATTCAACTGTAGTCGATATGTAGCGTCAGCATCGTTTAATAATTGAGAAATATTTGACATTATTTTGTCTCCAATATTTTTTTAGTTTATAATAAACCAGCTAAATGTTTCATTCTATTAGCTAATTCGTTTGATTCAACAATTACTTCTTTCGAAGGTTTTGTTGATTTAATTGTTTTCGAAGCAAGTCCTTCTGCAATTTTACCTTTCGGTGCGTTATTGCTGAATGATTCAGTTAAAGTAGAGTAAACTAATTTTACTTCACGTAAGTTAGCCGCTCGATCAAAAGTTTCAATAACTTTTACTTTTTGCGTTTCACTTAAGTTGTTAGACTTGAACAATTTGTTAGAGAAAAGTAATTTTGCATTAAGCAAGTTTACTTCTTGAAGAGTTGATTGTAAAGATTTAATAGTAGCGTAAGCTTCTCCTAATTCTTTATCTTTATCTACTTCTTCGTCTTCTTCATCATCATGTTCATCTTCCTCTAATGATTTAATAATCTCATCGAGATTAAGTTCATCTTCAGTAAGTTCATCTTCTTCTTTTAATTCATCAGTTGATTCTTTAGTACCAATGCTATCAGATGTAGCAGCTTCGAATACTTCTTCGTCATCTTCAGCTGGAACTTCTTCTTCGTCCTCACCTTCTAATTCACGAATGATAGCTTCTAGCTCTAAATGATCATCATCACCTGGTACTTCGTCGTCAGCAAATGGATCACCTGCTGCATCGTCAGCAAATTCTTCACCTGGTACTTCGTCAGCTGTTACATCTAACTCTTCTTCTCCAGCATTAATTGCTAAATCAACACCATCAACATCTTCTTCTTCTTCATCTTCATACATGTCTTCAGAAATTTTAGTTGATAACATTGATTGAAGTTTCGGAGTAAAAGCTTCTTCAAGTGCAAGTTTTGCATTTGCAATAGCAGTTTCACGAACAGCTTTAGCATCAGCGATTGCTTCTTTTAATAAGTTTTTTGACATTATAGTCTCCCGTATATTTTAATTGGAAATAAGGTTATTAGGAACCTTAATAGAATTTTATTATGTAGCTACACTATATAATGAACTGCGATAGTGTATTTTGTACACATATAAATATATGAATATATATTAAACACATAAAAAACCCGGAAAAGTTTTTAATTTTTCCGGGGTTTCTTAATTAATTTGATATATTTATTGTATTTTATACTGGTTTACCATCTACTATAGTAGTCCATGTTATGTCTTCCCAAAATGCCACCTCCTTCTTGTGCTGTAGCGCTTGGCGCCGTTTTGCATCATTCATCTTTTTACGACGAGCGGTGGTAGGTTTAGTATATTCTGTACGAGCTCTTAGCTCTAACAGTATACCAGATTCTTTTTGTTGACGTTTGAAAATTTTCAAACCTTTCTCTAAAGCGTAGGATGTACCATCCGGTATCTTTACACCTGATGGTTTTCCTGGATTAACGAAGTCTCTATTAGAGTAACGTTTCGGTGATCTACGATCTTTGTACATAAATGTAATTTAGTTATTAATACCTTAATATAAGAAAAAGATTTCTAACTACCAACTAGAAGTTAGAATAATCTCCTTTAGCTAATTTAGCAGCCTTTTGCTTTATTTCAAGTGCATATGAATTTGATGACTGTTGTCTGTAGTTACCATATCCACCCTCTTTCTCTTTTTCTGCTTCTTTTTGATCGCGTACATAACGAGCATAGGTTTCTAGTAATTGTCGTATTTGAGAACCAGCTTGACTAACATCGTAACCAGTATCACCCATCTTTAAATTAGCATATTGATCTAACTCCTGAGCTTTGATAGCGGCTTCTATATCACTGTTAACTTTCTTAAGAGTTTTACCTACTAATTCATCGATCTTACCTTTGTTGTTGGCATTAGCTTGTAATATTTTCTTATAGCGAGCTAAATTATCTTTCTTAATCTTACTAGCATCTTTCAATGCTAAAGCACCTTTCTTTTGATCTTGACGTGTTCCTACTTTATCTTGTACATCAAGTGCAGTTCTTTGATAGTCAACATGAAAAGTTACATACGGCATTTCAGACATTGCTGCAACACTACGTGCACCTCTCATATCCATACCAGCTTTTGAACCACCGGTTCTTGAAGGTCTACCTAATCCGTTGGAAGTAATGTATGCAACTTTACCGTTATACATCATACCAATTAGTTGACCTTTCTTAATACTGTTCTTCCATCCCCATTGGCCTGATTCTTTAAAATCAAAATCTTGAGATGCAATGATAAGGTATAAACCTTTTTTACCATAAAGTTGTTTAGGTGATTTATTTATTTTCTTAATATCTGAATCTTGAATTTTATTTAAGTCGATACCTTGTCTAGGCAACGCTTTCATCATAGATTTAACTTCCCATCCTGAGAAATTAGAGAATATTCTTTGGAGGACTGAAGATCCAAATTTTTCGTTAAGTGGTAGTAATGTTGTCAGTTTCATATTATGTCCCTATAGTTTTTTCTAATTCTTTAGCAGCTCTTATAACATCTGCAGCGGCATGATGTAAAGGTACGCTACGGTATTTAGCAATTTTTTTGATTGCCATCATTACAATTCGCTTTTCTTCTCGCGATGCACCTTCATTCATTATAGTTTCCATCTTCATAGATTTCTTGATAGCATCATCTTTACTATCCATATATTCTTCTTCATCTGGTTCTTCCAGACCATCACCATCCATATCACCTTTATCAGCTTCATGGATATCATAATACTTACCAAGTTTATGACCCATATCTTCATATACAGATTCTAACCGTTGTTGCATCTGTGACATTTCATGTGCTGTTTTTTCAAATAATTTTACGGAGTTAGCAACTTCTTTCATATCACGCTTTACTGTTACACCATCAAACCAATCATCGGTTTCTTGTAATGCAAGTGTTGAAGCACCTGATGCCATTTCTTTAATAGCTCTGACCATCTCTTTAATTTCATCTGTTTTATAAACTCTTGATCCGAAATCATTGAATTTAGAAACTGAATCCATAATTCCTGATTTCTCTTCGCGAGTTAATTGACGCATCATCTGCTCTTTCTTACTCTCATGTAATATGCTTTTTAATTTCATTACCGTATTCTCCTTGATAATAATCGTTTTGCTGTATCACTAAGGAATGATTCTCTTACAGATTCTTTTTTATCTGAATAGAAAGGGGATTTAGGACGAGTATCACTACCTTGCTGTCTCTCTATATTTTCATAATCTACTTTATGAGCGATAGCATTATCTTTTAAAGCTTTATTTAACTCTTCAACTTGATCTCTGGAAATTGATGCTTGCGTATCAATTATCATATCTTCTATGAATGTGTCTGCTTGTGGATCATCAGAATGTAAATAAGCTTTAAGCGCTTCAGCATGTTGATTAACCATATCAGTAACAGAAGTTTCACCACCTAAGTCACCAATAATGTTTTCAACTGCATCGTCAGCTGCTTCATATGCATCTTCAGGACTTATATTTCTGTTAATACTAGTTCTCTTTAATTCATCTTCATAGTCCGAATCACTCATTCCATCATTTGATTTAGGTTCACCTTCTTTACTCTTAAATAAATCAGCACCTTTTACTTTTTCACCTGAGTCATCGGAGTCACCACCTTGCTTTGCTAACCATGCTTTCTTTGCAGGGTGATCATCCGGA